TCTTCATGGCTTCGGATATCGCCTAGGTAAAAAGTATCACCATTATGTGAAAAGCTTGGGTCTTCCATTACTTCAAATCGTTTGATAGTCATTAGCTGGCGTCCTGTATTTCGTGAGCAAAAGCACCAATATCAACGGTCCCGCCCGAAGTTAGCGCCTGTGGTGTACAAGTCGTTACTAATTCAAGTACTGTTCCTGATAAAGTGGTTACTGCCACATGGTTGGCTGTTCCGGTTGCTGTGATACTCGCAGCCGTCCCCGGAGTTAAAGTATTTTTTCGTCCACTGACATCGCCATCAGCTTTGGTATAATTGCCGCCTGTTATGGCTTCGGTTGCTAAATTAAAAGTAGTTACCGCTTCGGTGTAAGTTGTGGGTTCTGCGCTACAAACATGAACGCTATCCCCTTCTGTGATATCTAACATTAAATCAATATTAGAGTCTGGTATTCTTTTAGCCATTTTATAAGCTCCTTAAAGTTAGAATTTGCCCGTTGTAGCGTTTGTCACCAATAATACGCCATTATGGGCTGAAATAATAGAAAGTTCGCCTTTCATATACCCAACCACTACACTACCAAAATTGACTGCGCCTAATATTTGGGCGTTGCTTATATCGTCAACAACCAAAATATTTAACTGAGTTATGCTTGGTTCAGATACTGATTGCGATTGCTCAATGTTACTTACAACAATTGACGGCCCGCTGCTTAGTGTGACGTTTTCAATTATTTGTGATTGAGTTAAATTATCAGTAGTCAAAAAATGTTTTTGTATAATTGTGGCGATTGATACTGATTGGTCTTGAATTATCCCCTGTACGGTTAAAGCTCCCGCAATCGATAATATTGGTTCATCAATTAATTGTATTTGATTGAGGGCGTTAACCAGTAAAATATGATTTTGTGCTAATAAAGATTGTTCAATAGTTTGGGGTTGCCCTATAGCATTAACCGATAACGCGCTATTTTGAGTTAAGATTGATTGCTCAATTAATTGTGCTTGACTACCACTATCGGTCGATAATACATGGCCTTGGGTTACTGTTGGCTCGCTAAGACTTACCTCATTGGCTAGCCCTTGGGGTAAAATAGCGGGGGAGCCGTCAACCTCAGAAACAAAAAACGCTGTATGCCTTATGCTCATTTATAGGGACTCAATAGACCACGGTAGCGCGGTTGGTGTTCCTGCCTTATACTCCACTGTAAATGATGCGTCGAACTCGTTGTTAAGGGGGATTGACGCAATAATACCATTTCCAGTATGCGCGTAACTCCCTTCGAATACCGTTCTAACAGTACCACCAATTAAAACATTTCGCTTAGCCTTAATGATCACATGATCACCTAAAATCATTGAACTTAAATCGACATAAATAACCAGTGCACCTGTAGTGGTTATATCTGCGCCATTAAATTGTTCTTCGCCTGCTCCTGCTGGTGTCAGTGTTCCGCTTGCTATTATCGCCATTATCGTATCCCATAAATTACAAAATCTAAATTTCCATCGGCGTTGGTACTCGTCGATTGGACCCTTGCTGATATTCTGACGCCTGACGCAATACTAACAGGTATGAATGGCGATATTGAGCCTACTACCAGTTCAATAGATGTAGGTCTGATTGTATGGCCTGAATAAATCACTTCCTCATTTCCTGAGCTGCCTAGTGCAATCTGGTAAGTTTGGTTCATATCAGACATTGAGCCATCGACTTTATGTGCCGCAACTATGAACCCTTTGTAAGCTTCCGGGGCTAATGGTGTGATTTCTGTCCATGACCCAAACGTGTTAATCGTCGCTGATGTGTTAACTGTCACCCCGTCCGTAGTCGCTAGGTTTGCGCCAATGGTATCTACGACCCGCAAAGAGTTGGCGTTTAAGCTCCCTCTAACTAGGCTTAAATTAACACCGTAAGTTTTAGCTGTCGTACTTCCTTGTAGGTTGGCTGAAATCCTAACGCCGCTAGGAACCGAAATGGGAAAATTAAAAACATAAGTTCCTATTTCTGACGCTTGTTGGCTTGGTAGCCACAAATTACTTATAATGTCCTGCTCACTACCAGCGTCACCAATTGCAATATTTATAAAAATATCTCCTTGAGTCGCTGCAACGGGAACCTTACAGGTAACAATAACTCCGGCGCTTGGCGCGTCATTACTTGCTGCTGATAATAGTTCAACATACGCCCCAACCTCATTACTTGTTGCCGAGCCGGTGATTATGGTCGGTAAGGTGGCCGAATAATCAAATCCAGCCTCAAGGCAATCCGCACCGCCGCCCACTAAGCTAAAGTCAGACATTTAGAACACCGTCTTTCTCTTCCTCAGTCCAGATACCCTTTGTTACTAATAGCTCTAAAGCATATACAAACTCGGGATCATCAAAGTCAACAATATCTAAGCCGTTAATGTAGCCTAGCAATATCTCTATTTCGATGTCATTTTTTGACGCGATAACTACTTTGCCGAACAAGCTAATACCGACCCGCTTAAAAAAAGCTGCTTTTTGTGATTTTTTATTTATTGGGTATGGGTCAAATTGTAGGGTTTGCTCATTCCATGCGCCAACATTATCGGCGGTTTCTACAACATGGAAGCCCGCCATTGGGGCTAAAATTGGGACTGTGGTTTGGCTGTGATTTCTGCCTGTCGCTGTTTCAATTAAATTATAAATCATTGTCGTGTTCCTTGTTATGTTCTTTTAAAATGTCGTCGTTCATCCTTTGCGTGATTCTGCAATTCTCCTGATTTCTAGCTATTTTTTGACCGACCATTTTAATCATTGAGGTTTTTTCATGCTCTGTAAATTTTTCAAAGTTGCAAGGATTATCAAGATTAAGTGGTCGATGAACGGCAACCAGATTAATTGAAGCGCATCCAGAAAGTAAAAGTATTAAGCTATATTTTATCACGCCAATCTACCCCGTCATTTTTCTCTTTTTCAATAATTGCACGTTCGCGCGCCACAACCTCGGCGGCTGTCATGGCTTCATCGATATCAATCTTTTTTTGTTTTACCGCGTTATCCTTTTCTAGCTTATCGATTTTCTTATTTTTGGATTTAATCATTAAATAGAAAACACTGGCAACTACCGCCAAGCCTAATTTTAAATACCTCTTAATATTATCAATCATTTTTCGGCCAGTGGCCTGTCAGTATAAAACCTTAGAACCGCAACGGTAACAGAAAGTACGAATAATGCTGGTTGGTAATTCTCACCTAGAAAGGCTTTAAGTATAGGAAAGTATTCTAGCGTTGTTGCTGTAATTGCCAGTATAGCGGCCAAACGCATCGTTTTTGATTTATGGCATTTTTTTAAGTGCTTCATCTTATTTGAATAACTCCACTCTTTCCGGCCAATTCCAATAAATTGGTTAAAGTATTTCGTGAGTTCGCCACATCCGGTATTTTATCATTATTTAATAATCTAATCGAATCGCCTACAAGTATGCAACCTTGAGTTTGGTTAATGTAATTACCGGCATGAATTTGTATTGAAGTACGGTCTTCTACGTTTTCCAATTGTAGGACTTTGCCGTTTCTTGTGCTTGTGCGGCTATAATAGCAATATTCCCCGACGGGAATGCAAGAAATGTTTTCTTGATTGTCTAACCAAGGCTTTTCGAGCGTGAAGCATTGAAAATTCTCAAAGAATAACCGCCCCACTGTGCAATCTGGGTTGCCCCACCGCCTTAGTCGTATCATTTTGGATGGACCGATTTAATGATTAACTCTTGCACTTTGTCGGAATTCTCCCGCATTTCTGCGCGTATTGCCCGACCTTGATCGTTAATCTCGTTTCGTAATTTCTCCACTAATCCATCAGAGTGAGAATATACCGCCTTTAGTTCACGGTGCATATCTTCTCTCAATTTAGCAAGCTGTGCCTCAAATCCTTTATGTGCTCTAATCATATCCTTTGTTAGCTCGACGTGTTTATCCTCGTTTTTATCTATGCGTAAAAAAAGCACTCTAACATTAAAAGCGAGAATTAATATTAACCCCTCTGCTAGATAATGTAATAATTCGGCGTATTCCATAATATTCTATTTTAGATTAAAAGTTATACTTATTATAATGAACTTATGCCTTCTGTTCAAATTGATTCTAGCTCTCTAATCTCCCTATTGAATAACTTCCGCATTTCTCCTAATTCTTCACAAGTCCACTTTTTAACATTATCCTTTGAGCAATAAAGTATTATTCTTTCTGCTTCCTCTTTGCCAAATCTATCATGCAGCCCTATTAAATACCCTCGGCTGGTTCGATTGCCGTTGATATTTCCGCTCAATCCTTTATTACAATATCGATTACATTGTAATTTCGTGTTGTCGTAATCGTACCGTAACGAACCTTGAGAGCCAACCGTTTTATAATGACCGCAGCACCAATCCATGTTTTTACCTCCGCATGAGATACATACTGGTTCTAACCCTCGATCACTAAACCATTTAAACTCTTGCAGCTTTCTAAGTTTATTAAATGATTTTTGAGTTTGCTTGTGCTGCCAAGATAAATCATTTCCTTTGAATGCGACTAGATCGGCTCTGGCTTTTTTTGCTGTTTTTTGCCTGTCTTTTTGCCTGTTCCACTCCAAAGCGCAAACTATAGCCCCGCAGACTCTTTGTGTTGTCGACCACTTTTTAAAATTGGTATCTCCACAAATAGGGCATGGTTTGGTTTTTACTTCTTTTCTATCCATTGTCACACCTTTTTTTCATTCAATATTCAATAGTTTGACACTTACTAGTAAGTGACGTGCTATTGAATATTGTAGGCGCCTATACTTTTGCCCGCTTTACCTGCCTTGTGAAAAGCTTTAACTCTTTAGATAATGCGTTTAAGCTGGTCCCGACCCGTCGAACGTCATTGCTATCTAGTTTGGCTAAAATACACAACTCCATAACTCTCTTTAAGTCGCAGTCCATTCTAGTTAGGATATATTGAGATTCTGATTTCATTATTACCGCCTCGTTGGTGGCGGTGTATATTGCCCATGAGTACCCATGAAATTTACGCAATCGTCAATGTACCGTGACATTTCGTCAATTTTCATCTTAGCAATCGACGCACGAATTTCGAATGTTTCGCCCATTATTGTGATAATTCTAGGGATAGCGCATTTTTCCTTTAACCAGACATCAGCGTCATCTTTAGCTAACCCTTGCCAATCCATACAAACTCGAATGATTGCTGTCCAATAATAACCTAATTGCTCAGAGGTTTTATTTTCTTTGTATTTCTCAACCGTAATTCTGTATTCGTTTTTTTGGTCAATACATAAGTTAAGTATGAACTCGGCCGCTCTTGACTTCTGAATATCGGTATAATCGCCAAACCTTATTAATTGAGTTTGTTTCATTTTCTTGCCCTCTCAATATTTATAGATAGCTAATCTAGTGGGTTTCATGCGGGTTAATAAATGGGTTCGATAACCACCTACCACTAACCACAATTAGAAATAGCTCGTCATTTGCTAGTAAGTGACGAGTGATTTAATTTAATAAGGTATATCATCATCAAACGAACTATCGAAGTCTATACCGCCCTGCTGCTCGTTTTGAGACTCGGGTTTTTTCCTTTGTTGTGGTTGTGGCGCTTGCTGTGGATTAGGTTTATTTTCTTCACCTTTCCCGCCTATCATTTGCATTTTACCGTCAAATCCATCGACTATAACCTCGGTTGTATACCTATCTTGGCCCTGCTTATCCTGCCATTTGCGGGTTTGTAATTTCCCTTCAACATAAACCTGAGAGCCTTTCTTTAGATACTCCCCTGCGATTTCTGCCAGCTTTCCAAAGAATACAACTCTATGCCACTCAGTTTTTTCTTGCGTTTGACCGCTATTTTTGTCTTTCCAGCTTTCACTGGTTGCGATACTTATTGTTGTGATAATTTGACCTGCGGGAGTATGTCGGACCTCCGGGTCTTGGCCCAAATTACCTACAAGGATAACTTTATTTACGCCTCTACTTGCCATTTCTTAAACTCCCGGTTGCTTTTACGTGGGCTTTAATGACCCCGTTAAATGTATTTGTATCTTCAACGCCGTCAATGCGTTTTTGCCTTGCTCGTTCTTGAGATTGTGATTCTCTTGTTTTTGCTGTTGCCATTACTTCACCTATTTAATAGTTAGCCTTGCCTTACCATCAACCAGCTTAGCTCCCAGTACATCTTGACCACCTTTTATTATTGCTTTTATTAGCGCCTTGTTTGCTGTTTTCGTTGTTTTTACCGTTACCATTTCAATGTCTAACATATCAACATCGATAACCTCTACGATTTGGCTAGGCTTTCCAAGAGTTACTTTAAACTCTGGGCATTCAATCTTATTAATATTAGATATCTGCATATTATACCGCAGATAATCCTTTAGTCCTTGACTCTCTTTTTCTTTCGCAATTCTTCTGGCCTTTATTCTTGATTCTGCATCTTTAAGTTGAATGACATCAGAGTCTAAGTTTTGAAAGTAGGCTGCTACATTTTTTGCTTTATCAATAAGCTCACCTTCTAAACCCTCAAGAGTATCGGCTATTGTTTGATCGTCTAACCCTTCAATCTCTGATAAATCAATTAATGCTTTTTGATATGTATCTGCTAACTCGTATAATCTCATTAATCCAACCCCTTTATTTGCTCGCTTACTTTTTTACTTAATGCGTAGCCTTTAGATTTTAGTGAATTTATAATTTTATCAGCCGTTGATCCGTTGGCTATCTGCTTAATCATCCAATCTTTTTGACTATCGAAATCGTTGTACCAATTAATTTCTTCTTTTTCTGGCTTAGATTCCTGATTATTTGTAGTATCAGGATCTTTAATATCATTAAGACAGAACAACCCGTTAGCCGCCTGTTTTCGAGCATACGAGCTGGCCGACCCCGTTAACTGGGACGAATCGTATTTCTTTTTATCCATTGTCTCCCTAGCGTACCCAGTGGCCGACAAAGCTTCACGGTCCAAGTAAAGCGTGACAGTGGCCGCAACGTAAAGTTGATCGCCTATTTGCTCAACCTTATCCGAAAATACTAGATAACCCTCTCCAAGTAAAGGCTTCACCGCTTCCATTATATCTTCAAGATTCCTATAAAAATAACCGCCGAATTTATTTTCTCGGGTTTTTGGAACCTTTAAAGATTGTTGAATTTTACTTAATAACTCACCTAAACTCATATTTTAACCCCTGCGCTTTTGCATTCTTGTTCGTGATAAAATTGGCCGTGGAATTCTTCAACCTTTTTAAAATCTAACTGCTGGATACTACAAGAGCGCCTCGCATCCCACTCTGAACAATCGCCATCTATCCACATTCTAGCAATGACCATTTCTTGTATCTCGGCATCGCTAAGCGCCCTTTCTATTGCTCTCATACCGCCCACCAAAAAGGTTCGGCCATCATTAAAAATATAACCACTACCGACAGTATTACTGCTAGCGTTACGCTAACAATATTCTTTATTTTCGCCATTATATCTCTTTGCTCCGTTCTATAATTAAATCATCCAGCGATTCTTCGCTACCATCAGCAACGGCTACAACATCATACTCACACCACGGCAATCCAAACTCTAAAGTATCAACAAAGGATTCTTTGGGGTCGGTCGATGTCTCAGGAATTGTTTTTACAATACTGCCTTCTGTACATATTTCGTTGACTGGTACTAATACTGTGATTGCTATGTATTCCACGTTATTAACCTTTTGTTTAAATTAGTTGCCTGTTAACCTCTAGTGATGAACTTTACCGCGCTTTCTTTTATTTAATGGCGATGTGCGTTTTTCGTCAGCACACTCACTTGTTTTATTGATTCTTTTTTAATGGTCTTAGTATTTTTGCTTAAAGTTACCCAATCACCGCTTTTAGTTTCAACTATTTCAATGTTGTATTTGTTAATCATATTGATTAGCTGTACCTCTGATATATCCATAGCCAAAGCTAACTCTTTGCCGGTTCTGAAATATTTATTTTTAAATTCTTTTAGAAGCATTTTCTAGCTTTTCTCCGTACTTTTTATTCAACCTATTAAACCATGCCTCGCCATGCCCTTTATTATATTTACACTCGCAAATTCTACCTTCTACTCTCTGAAATAATCCTTTCATTTGTTTTCGCCTTTCGTTCAAGTTTTCGCCTTTCGTTCAAGTTGTAGCTATTATAACGCAATCATTAGCTAATGCAAGCGTTATCTAAGTAAACTTATAACCTTTACCCGTTATTGGCGAACTCTTTATGGTGCACCTTTCTTGCTTCTTCCATTATTACGCTTGCTCTATCAATAGATTTGAAATAACCAAGATGTATACGCTTGCCATTTACTCTTATCTGCGCTCTCCATAATTTACAGTTTTTATACCATGTAACCCCTTTAACCCCGCTGGTGTTATTTCTGCTTATACCTTTATTTCTTTGGTTTTCAGACGGCGTCGCCGGTCTAAGGTTTTCTATTTTATTGTTTTGCTTGTTTCCATCTTTGTGGTCGACTATTTGAGGAATATACCCATAAATAAAAAGATAAATAACCCTATGAACCTTGTACCGTTTTCGGTTAATAGTGGTAACGAGGTACTCTTTACAGTTAGATCCGACGTGCGCCCCCTTAAAACCATTCGAGCCTCGCTTGATTTTATTTGTTAATATTCCAGTATGGGGATTGTAATTAAATAAACTTTTAACTTCTTGCTGTGTAATCATGGCAAATACCCTAAGCATTCAACCCTAAATGAAGAGATACCGGCGACCTGTTTAGGGTTCAGGCTTTCGATCGCTAAATCTAGCCGGATTCAACAAGCTATATTATATAAACTTATATTTCTTCGCGTAATTGACTCTTTTTATCAGTCTCAAGTAGTCCTTTTTTGATAATTGGCTTCTTAGCGACATCACTCTACCCTTGGTCATATTCTCGTAATGTCTACGCAAACAGGCTTTTTTATGCTGTATGTCGATCATTCGATTTACCCTTAATTATTTCATTCTCGACCAATTGAGCATAGCCCGCGATATCATGCCAGTTATCCACGTAATCTGGATCGCCATTCAATATCCTAGCTATCTTGCTAAATATCATGTCAAGCGCCTCGGCGTGGAGCGCGTCAATACTTCCATTTAATCGGGATTCCTCAATAACTAATTTTAATTGGCTTGCATATTTACAATAACCCGTAAAGCTTCCGTACTTCTCGCTGCGCTCTTTTAGTGTTTTGTTTAATTTATCACTCATATCTATTACCTATTTAACCCTTTAAATATGTGCGCTATAACGTCCACCGTCCAACCATCACCTAATAAACACGCCGCGTGGTTTCTTGCCAAGTTTTTTGTGTACCCCTTCGGAACCGTTTGTAGGCGCTCTAACTCTGTTTGATTTAGGTATCTAAGGCCCTTCTCCCAATTTAAGGATTTATCATTGTATATAACCGTTGTGAAGCCTGCACTTTTATATCTATGCCACATCTTATCTTGACTTGCTAGAGGCCGGCTGTCGCTTTCTAGCAACGCGCGGCTTTTTCTCCTATCGGTATATCCATCGGTCAAAATATCGCTTAGTTGAATTAGTTTGTTTTTTGGCGGTTTTATGTTTGAGACTAATCGCCCAAAAAAATCAACTGAATATGGTTTAATATTTGTCCAGTAAAGTCTATCCCTTAATTGCCCAGATACCAACTCGCTATTAATTCTTACAGGGTCACAATTAAGCTCGTTAGATATGAACGAATAACCATAATCATCCATGATCACATTTTCTAACAAAAACAATAAATCAGGGTTTAACGCTTTTAGCTCGTTAAGTATGCGAACATACTCAAAAAACAAACTAGACTTTTCGCCAGCCAAACCTTTTCTCTCTGAGTGGGCGCGACTGAAATCTTGACAAGGCGATCCGCCTATCAGCAAGTCTATTTTCGGTAAATCGCTTGCGTTTATCTTGGTAACGTCACCAACTTGTATCGTGCTTGGGTAGTTTGCCTGCGTGGTTGCTATGGCGTGTTTTTTAATCTCGCTAGCATAATAGTTATCAACTTTTATTCCCGCCCTTTCTAAAGCGATTTGACCGCACGACATTCCATCAAACAAACTAAGCACATTCATTATCTTCCCCTATGCTGTTAAACTTTTGGCAATTCATCGTCAACACTTATCCATTTATCACTCATCGTTTATTGCCTAACTGTTAAAACATTGATCATTTCTATTCTTTAATGCTGCCCGCAAACCTTTAGTTTTAAACTTATAAGTTACAATTCTCTTATCGTTCGTCCTGACAACTAACCGACTGCTACTTTTTAACGCATCGACAAAATTAACCATTGGCCCACCTTTTAAAAACAAAGACTTTCTATCAGTCGATCTTTTTGCGAGGATTGGCACTACTTCGCCTTTATCAATTCGATATTTAGCATCAATGTATTTTCTAAAATAACCGCCGATGATAAAAACACTTAGATTCTGATTATCGACGCACCGAATCATTAGCCTTGGCCTATACGGATGATGGCTTGAAACTGCAACTGTTGAGACTATCAAAACTGATTTATCGGTTAATTCGTCATTGCTTGAATATACGCGCCAATCTGCCAACGCCGAACCACTCATTAGTATTGCTATTGTTAATATTAATATCTTCATCGTTTATTACCTCGTTTAGCCATTTTGCTGGTGTTAGCAATATGGTATTACCTATTGTCGTTGATTTCTTTACCAATAAACGGTAACAAATTAATAACTGTGCGATTAAACATAAACCAAAACTCCCAGTCACTATCTGTTGCGTACTCAATTGCGGCAGTTATTGCCAGTAATGGAATAGTTATTGGTAACAATAAAATCTTAATTAATGTTTTAAAAATATTACTTATCATTGTTTATTACCTATATAAAGTTATTAGTTATCTTAAATGCTCTGTCCCTAAAGCGCACCTCAAAGGACAAACTTCTAAAAAAGCATCCTAGATTGTCCCTTGCTCTGTCCCTAAAGCACATTCTAATTTCATTTAACTGCTCTCTTTGTTTGATTAATGCCATAAGTTAGGATGATCGACTGTTACAAACCCCGGCTTAATAACGCAGCTATCGACAACTTTTTGAACTATCTGTACGCTTTCAAACTTAAACACTCTCTCGTTCTCACCTAAAACTATATCTTCCTGCTTTTCATACGATTTATCGACCATTACTAAGTGACCCTCTATAGTTTCAAGTAGCCCCAAGCTTGTTGGCGTTTCATCATCTTCAAGCCACGCATTGATTGATCTAAAAAACTCGTCTGCCTCTGCGACTTTATATGCTTTCTCGTCTATAACTATATAATTATTCATTCGCCAGCCTCTATTATTTTTAAAATATCATTTAATACTTCCTTTGCAGACACGCAACTATCCCCCATTTCCTTGTATTCATCCATCAGCCTAACTATTAAATCCTGTTGTGACTCGCGTTGCGGGGGCGCGTTAATCACTTCTTTTAGTGGATTGCTTAAACATCTATCACAAGCCCACATCACAAAACTATGCAAACCGTGATACTTTTGAGCGTCCGTTTGACTTGATACTTTAATTGCTTCACCATTTAAGCCACAAGCCTCACATGTTTTATCACTTGATTTATTTGTCGTTATTAACATTATCTTTCCTTTATTGGTTAATCTTCTTTGTTTGATTTAATAAGCTCGTCACGGTCAATCAATCTAATTGTACATGGCATTTTTGACGGTCTGAATATTACAAACATCGACCCTTTAGTATTTCCGGCAATTTTTTTGCCCGTTGTCGGATGAGCAAAACTCAATCTCCCACCAGTAATAATTCTTATTTCTGATATTTCCTGAATAGGCAACCATTGAGCGTCGAGCGTTGCGGGTACCAATAAAACACTGGTTACGCCTTTTTCTTTTTGCTCAATACATTTACCCATGAATTTTTTAATCATTCCCCGGCCATAAGGCGGGTTAATCCAAACAGTTTTAACAAAGCTCTCACTACCTTTATAACTAAGTTCTATCTCACTCCAATCAACCGCTAAAGCGTCATCTTCTTTTGTTAGATAAGGGGTAAATTTATGATTACTGTCATTCGCCGCCGCATCTAAATCAAAATCAAACTCCCTATCCATCGCGTTAACCACTCGCAAATCGGTACTCCATGAATTTTTCATATCATCCTTTAAATCTGAACTAATTAAATCACCCATATTAACCCCTTAATTTTTTAAGCCTTTCTAGGCCGTTAGCTTGTAATTCTATCTTGTGCAATCTTGAAGTATTCCTCATCTAGTTCTATGCCAATAAAGCTGCGGCCCATGTTCTTACAAGCCACGCCTGTTGTACCGCTACCCATTGTAAAGTCTAAAACCGTTTCGCCTTCGTTGGTGTAGGTTTTGATTAAATCTTCAAGCAAAGCAACGGGCTTTTGTGTTGGGTGTAGCCCTGTGTAATCTTTTTTGTATTGCAATACATTAGGTTTGAACTTTTGTCCTTCTGGTAGGTTGAAGCGTCTAGCGAAGCGTCTATTTATCTCAACCAGCTCCGAGTAAGGTTTGAATTTTTTAACTCTATAGAAATCTAAAAACTGCAAATAAGTTTTTTCAGTGCATAAGCCAAATTGAGTTGAATCAGTGTAAGCGAAATGCTCAAACCTTCTATGTCCCAAGTCTTCATTAATCTTTTTAAGGTTTGTATCGCTGTCAGAAATTAGCTTCCTAGAGTATTCACGCAAAGAGTGTTGGTTTAGCGTGTCATACTTTTTAAAAAATACACATATATCTTCTGTGTAATTTAAAGGCGATTTTTTTGCAATTAACGCATTGGCAAAATGATCTTTTAACCATGTCATTCTATAACTAAATGGTAGGTTTCCGTGCTGTTTTGTCATTAAATCCCCCGTAAAGGGGTCTTGAGCAAATAGTAGTAGTGATCCATTAACTCGTAAAACTCTATTACATTCTTCTAGCATTTTTTCTTGATCAATTAACGTATCCCAACTTGTTTTTAACGTATCCCAACTTGTTTTATTATTCTTATACCCATCGAGCTGCGCATTTTTCATCGTACCATAAGGCGGGTCAGTCAAAACCATATCAACACTACCATCTGGTATCTCTTTCATTCTCTCAAGGCAATCGCCAAGCATTAAGTTAATCAATTTATTCTCTTAATTCTATCTTGTGCAATTTTAAAGTACTCTTCAACCTTTTCTATTCCAATGAAGGCACGTTTGTTAAGTTTCGCCATCTTGCCAGTTGTGCCGCTACCCATAAAGGGATCAAACACTGTATCGCCTTCGTTGCTCCACGAAATAATGTGGTCATTGGCTAGCTTTTCAGGAAAAACGGCGGGGTGTCCAGTTTTGCCGCCGCCTACCCCGTACTCCCAGACGTTTTTACGCTTACCTGTGGCGCCCATTTCTTTTTTTATTCTCTTGGCTTTGCTGCCATCAACACCCAACCCGCCAGCACCCATACTTTCCACGCCGCTACGCTTGTTTGGTCGGTCACGTATAAAATTCAATACACTGGGAATACCCTTGCTAAAAATAAACATATACTCAAAAGCTTGCAAGTAGCATTTATTACTGCCGAAACACGCTTGGGCTTTTTGGTAAATCATCGTGTCATGCAAGTTAAACCCGCACTCCATAGCAAACAATGCCTGCTTAAAGCTCGTGCCAGTCTCGCTGCCTTTTATAGTAGCATCCCCAACAACCCACACCACAACGCCACCATCTTTTGTAATTCTGTAAAGCTGCTCTAAAATAGGCTTCCAAATATGCCCCCCCCACTCTAGACTGTCTTTATACGTTCTTAAATTATCGTATGGCGGTGATGTTACGGTTAAATCTACACAACCATCTTCCATGCCTGCCATAGCATTTAAACAATCATCTTTTATTAAGTTAATCAATTTATTCTCTCATCAAGCTTCTTTAGTAGTCCTGCTGCGCCGCCCTGCCCTGAATTTCTTTGATTTTCCAACTCCTTTATTCCGGGTAAGCTTTCAGGTAGGCTATCAAGTGGCGTTTTTTCTATCGCGTTATAATTTGCTATAAATTCTTGCCGTTTAAATGCAAGCTTACTTCTATCAGTAGCGCAAAGGTGCTGCCAACTTCCCATTGATTTAACGGCCATCAGTGCTTGCTTATCTTTTAGATTAAGCGTTCCGTAAGAGCCTACGGTGGCGATAGCGGCCTCAACTTCCATCCATGCAACCAAAGCCCTATCTGTAGCTGATCGTTGCTGTCCGTCGATATTTCGCACTATGTCGGCTGGTTTTGGAAAGAATGTACCGTGTTTTGGGTCTAATGCGTGCTTTGTTAGCCCTGATTTGATTTGATCAATAGAAAATTCTTTTAGTATGCCAAAATACATTCGTAGCAATTCTTTACTAACCGATTTGTCGTAAAGCTCACCAGTTGTATAAAATAAAATTGCGAATTCTTTCTTATTTGAATCATTCATTGATAAACGCCTCGCATTCTGAGAGGTTGTTGATTGTTCTCGAAGATCCTTTTTTTGGCGCTGCGTTTTTCTCCCAAGTCCTAACGCAAGCTTTCCAATCTTTAATTTTTGTCTTACCTCTCATCCATCCGTTAGATTCATAATGATCAACAAAGTCTTGAGGGCTAACAAAGTTTAATCTTTCATTACAATAAATTTTAACCTCTTCAATGGATGGCGGTGTAAACCGCTTTATCTTTTCTTTTATATTGGTTATTGGTTTATGGTTATTGGTTATTGGTTCTTGTTTAGCTTTCGACTGGGTTAGTGGTGGGTTAGCTAAATTAACCGACTGGGTTTTTTTAGGTCTACCACCTTTTTTCCCGTTAACCCTTGCGCTGTCTGCCTTTGCGCGGTACTTACTTAATTCTTTGTTGACTCTTTTCTGAATGTATCCGTTTTTTGTTAATTTAAAGTACTCATTGAGAATTGCTTGGGTTTCTATAGTATTATTTTTTAAACCAACTAATTTAGTTATTTTATCGATAGAATTGGGTAGTGGTTTTTCAGTGTCATAGCAAATATCGAGCAAGCGCCTATATATTAAATCCTCCATTGGATCTAAATACTTTGTGCTTTTTGCGTAATCGCCTATATTGAATTGGTAGTAATGCATTTTGAAGCCCCAAGTAAATTTTGGCCCTTAAAAGAAATACGCGCGGAACACTCAGGGCAAAGGTTTCATCAGGTTTCGAAGCTGACTATCCGCGTGGTAGAATTATAGTTTATTCATCATCCTTTATCAAATTTAATTCAAGAAACTTATTTATTTCGTCTGCTACTTCTTTTAATTCATCAATAGTTAATGGAATACCGCCTGACCATTGGTGTCCGTTTCTCGTTGTTAGTAATATATTTTTAACGCCGCTAGCAAACTCTTCTTTTCTAATTTTAACTTTAAATATACTCACTTTTCACCCCCTTTATCAACTTTATTTCATTATCTTCAATAAAATACTCATAACAACCTTGAGAGCAGAACCATCCATCCTCTGACTGTGTATATTGATCGCCAATTATGAATAGAGAGTCACAATCCTCACAATTAACGATGTCCTCACTTGCTTGTATCATTACTTATTCTTCCTTTAGTAGTTGTTGTAATACTTCAATCTGAATAAACAATACCGTCTTAGCGTCACCGCCTTTAATTATATCCTCAACACCATCACGCAAGTTATTATACTTCTTGGTTAACTCGGCTAATTCTTCTTTGTCTGTCATTCTTCTAGTTATCCCACCGGATCCATTTAAACTTAAATTATCAGTCATGATTTAACCCTCAGTTACTTTGATGTTAGATATTTGGCTATCTGCTTCTAGTGCTGATTTAAGACTACTTACTTGGCTTTCTTGTACTTTTTGACAACACCTTATTTTTGGCTCTTGGGCGCTATTTCGGACGTAAGAAACAAACCATATTTTATTATTCTGTTTCATTTTTTCCCTTTACTATTTGCCCAATCATTGCTGTTATTTTTAGCTGTGAATCTCCCGACTCAATCCATTCGTCAACAAAACAATTAATGCTTTCAAGTATTTTTTTGTATTTGTCCTCTATTATTTCACATTCTTGGCGCATTTTATTTAGGCGCTTTTCGTATAATTCAACTTCTAAATCAGCCTTTACGCCTATATCGATCACGCGGCCAATAGAATCGCCACGTTTTAAAGAATTGTGTATCGCTTTTTTATAACTCATTTTTTTATCATCCCGCTAATATGTCGTCAATTGTAAAGTCTATCATATAGGTTAAAGCCTCAATTTGTCTATTGAGGCCGTCCATTCTATCAATATAAAATAAATCCCTATCCTCTTTTACCTGTTTCTCCATGCTATCTTTAAGGCTTTTTAATATACGCAATCGAACCATTTTTATTTTTACTTCTCTTTCTATTATATCCATTGTTAACTCTCCCTTTTTGCTATTGTTTATTTTCTTGACACTCTTTGCTCGTAACTCTTATCCGCTTCTTTTTTGCTGTCAAACCAATCATGTCCGCTTGTGTTTTTTAATTCTTTTTGGCTTCTTATTTTTCCGTCTATCTTTTTTGTTCTGAAATAAAAGACCGCATTTTTAGTAACTTTAAAAACCATCTTTTCCCACACGCCGCTATTCGTTACTTTATACATAATCATAAATCACCCCTTTGAGTTATAGTATAAACGCTCTATTTCGCGCTCAACGAGATTATCAATACAAATACCCCTAGATGGACCCCAAGCATCTAACGCCTCAATAGTGGAAGGTTTAACTAACGCATGGACCGGCTTGCGACCTTCCTCACCCATTAACGGTCTGCCCGGACCTTTATATACTTCTTTTTTCATTTTATTCCTTAGTTCGTCTGGTTGATGTAATTATATACCTAAGTATTTAATTACATCAATAGTTATTTTGATACTAATTATCTATAGTTGTTAATGGTTGATAGTTTTAAACAATAGACCCACGGATATCGCCCGGCGTTGTTTGAGTTAATGTGAATCCATTGGTAGTAATGGCGTTTCCCGCTGCTGATCCTGACCCAACGGTGTCGCCTGAGATTCCATTTGCGCCCGATTGCCCTAAGTCACCGCCCGCACCACCTTCCACAAGTCCGGGGTTGCCCATTCCTCTTGGTGGCCCTAACCCCCCTAAACCCCCAAGCTCAGTAGTTCCGCGTTGTGAAGCATGCCCCCGCCCCCCTGATCCAGCAGACCCCGTCACATTGTAATTATAACCGCCGAATCCAACATTGCCGCCCGCACCACCGCCGCCGCCTGCGCCTTTGCTGGCTATGTCGCCCTCACCACCACCACCACCGCCACCGCCAATGATGTTTAAGTTAATTATTTCTAGGTCAAAGTTCATTTCAATAGCGTCACTACCTGCTTGAGAGTCTCCTGTTGACGGGGGAATTAACCCGTTCCCACCTTGACCACCGCGACCCACAATAAAACCCGAATTTTGAATAGTGACGGTCGCGCCTGCGGGCCATTCTCCAGTGACAATACTCGGTGAGCCTAAAACAGAGCCGCCCATTACTACGCCAGCTTCCACTACAAATTTGGCTTTTGTTGTGGCATCAGGCGTTGGATATAAACCGTTAGGTCCGTCAAAGGCGGTCCTTAAATTAATATTTAATTGGTTTGAGCCAAATATTACTAGGTCGGTATCTGGATCTCCACCGCCTTCATCCTCTGGCAACGCATCGCCATAAGTATACTCAAGCCCCTCATAATCAAAGTTTTTAGATTCTTTTGAGCTTATGACTTGAAATAATAAATCAATCGGTGCCCCAGTGGCATCTACGATATCACGATGGTTTGTACAGGCATTTTGACCTATCCATAAACTAGAATCTTTTGAGTCTAAAGAGAAATTGATTTTTCGGGGGATGTCTGCAAATCTTCGTCCGTACAGAGCGCCTAGTTGTAATGCTGCGGCTTTATTGGTGTCACTAATCCATCTCGAATTAATAACTTTAATCTCATTTGATCCGTACTTTGAGATAGAGTTTACATCAACCCTTATATAAGTTTGTAGATAATTTTCAGGATCATCTAATTTTTTAATCGGGTTAACTTGTCCAAAATTTACAAAAACCGTTGACGCTCTCATGTTTGTAGCATCAGTAGTTTTAACCGAATCTTCAATCAATGCGTTTGCTTCACCTAGCACATTGGCATTGGTTGCGGGGGCTTTTAGAGCTGTTAACTGTATCGTTGCGCTCCGCTCATCCCACCACAAATAATGCGGCATACTTTCGGCAAGCTCTACTAATAATTTATTAACGTCGAAAGGTTTAGCTATAAATCCAGATAATAAGCCTGATAAATGCGTCCCGACTTCCGCATCCCATGCCGCCAAGGGAACAAACGCTGTATCAATATTGGCAAAATTAGTTATCAGGTCATTAACAATAAAGTCTAACTGGCCTCTTGTGACGCCTGCATATTCTAGGCATTGTTGAACCGTATCACCTGAACTATGGCCTTCGTCAAGCGTGTTTTTTTGCGCCCTGACTAAAGTTAAGGTATCAGCAACCCTTGTAAAACTACAAATTTCTTTCCCAATTGATACCCACCCGCTAGTATCGTATTCTAAATTACCAACCCCAGACGGTGTTAGCGTTGCCGACGTTCCCGCGATAACAAGGTCACTTGTCAGTGTTCCGGTACTTGGTGCGGGGGCTTGAGCTTTCTTGTTGTTTGCCAGTTTTAGCGGGTCTTTAGCTGTAATTGTGGCCTGACCGCCTGAAACATTCATTTTATCAATAATATAATAGCGAGTTGTAAAATTTACAGGGTCGTATTCCCCATTAGCCAGATAGCCCGATAAAACCCTGAGCGGTCTGTTTTGATAGTTCGGGTTTCTAGCTCTTAATTTTGTCCAAAACGTGCCGCGGTCTGATGCTATCCAAGTTCTTTCGTCAACGTATTTATCAATCCCTATGTCTGAATGTGGATGATCGCTAAACGATATGTTAACGCTTGCCCTAACACCTAGCCCGCCTTTTATATCAATTTTTGAAGCTGCGACACTAACTGATTTTATTGAGGGAATTATATCTAATGCTGACATACCTATGGGGTGCGGGCTTCTTGACTCACAAAACCGATAAGTTTTTATTCCTTTGTCAAAATTGGCCGCATCATTAGTATTTGAAAATGTATTAAAGCACTTATCATCCCCTGTTTCCGTAGCCGTACAGGGGCCGACCCCGCTGGTTAAAGTGCAATAATCAAGATCGATTTCAACAATATAAATATGCTCTTTTGTGTATTCCGTTCGTAAATTATCATAACTCATAGATCAGCGTGACCCTTTACCGATAGGCTAACATTAATTAAGCGGTTGCCGCCGCCTTGATTGCTTGGGGATATGTCACCGCTTGTTTCAGCATATATAACTTCGTTAGCATGGTGATCAGGACGCCACTTTATAAAGAACGGCTGTAATCTAGCTGCCAACACGAACGGCTGGAATGATTGTCTATACCAATCAACGTCTAAATTTTGCCAATTAAATTCCGTTTCTAATCCTTGCCTAACAATATTTCTCGATAAAAAATTTCCTGACTCTGACCGGACGGATTGATATTTTGTTTTTTGGGATAGACTTGCTGGACTGTGACCGCCATAAATATTCCTTGGCATTTGCAAAGCTGGACCCGCTCTAATAACCCCCATTTCAACACTCTCTGATAATGTGCCTGTCAATATAATTTCTTCTACAGTAACAGGATCAAAATTGATCATTATCGCTCCATTTGTGACAGGCGAAACAGTTTCTACATGAGTAGTCGCCCCGCCGATAGTTTCCGCTGTTTGAATATCTATCGTTTCACCACTGAACGTATGAGCCGCAATAGCAATATAATCAATTGCCGCTATTGTTGATAATTGAAATTTAAGCGTGAACGTGCCCGCAATGATTGTATGCCGCTCGTAGGTGTTAGGCGTTAGTGCTTTTTCAGCACTTGGTACTGAGCCAGTGATTAAATCAATGTATCCAATTAGCGCACCGCTTGGGTTATCGGTTGGTATAGGGTTGGTTTGAATCATTTTATATCATCCGATTTAATTGTTAATAAGTCCACTTTCGCCCGGCGTAGGTTTGAAGTTTATTGGTAACATCAACAACGGGTTCACTTGAAATCTCATCGCCTTCTTGGTCGTATGATACCACATCAACCATATAATCAAGTATTGGCCCTTGGTCAATCTGCAATCCTTCCTCAGCCAACACCGCCCAATCTTGCAAGCCTAAATCGGTAGTTATTGGTTCACCATCTTTATCGAATGAATGGACGCCATACTCGAAAAGACTGTTTAATGCTTCGCCTGTTGTTGAGGCTATAATAAGTTTTAACTCGTAACCATCAACGGCCTTAGTACCAACTATGCGCCCACTAGGAAATACGGCGTTTACTGACTTAACCGCTTTTTTCATTGCGGGGCTAAAATCTTCCGCGCTTGTCCCTTCTGGGATTTTTAAAATAAACTGTTTCATAAGAATGCTACCTCTTGAGCGGTTAGGGCTTTGTCGTAGATTGATAGTGTTTTTATGTGGCCGAACAATAAGCTACTGCCATCGAATTTTCGGCCTATGTTAATCGTTGTACACGCTGGCATATTGGTTAAGGGGTCGCTACCTATTGATATACTATCCTCATAAAACACCACGCCTGAATCAAACGTCAATGATAGTTCTATCTCTTCCTCGAAGCTTATGTCTGCGGCCCCTGTTATATTTGCTACGGTTGCGCCTGAGTTTTTGATAAATGTAGCTACCTTTGACAACGAGTCAATAAATAGCTCCACACGATCGTTATCTGTGCCAGCATCAACGCTAACAATTATCTGGTTCGCGCCTTGGTTAGTCATATCAGATTGAGCCGTGATCGTTCCTGATGATTGGTTATAATTGCCCGCGCTAGGCAAGCTTAATTCATCACCTGCCCTTGTGACCGCTGAGCCTTCTGTTCTTATGTAGCTTGATGCCAATGGTAGTTCTTCAATTTGAGCGCCCCAAATATAAAAACCTTCGCCAACCGTCCACGCTTCGGATAAATTTCTTGATGCGGTTGGGGATTTGATCGCTTGAAAATAAGGGATCAAGGAAACTGTCGCCATAGTTATAGTTGCCGATATTCTAACCCAATCATTACTAAGTGGGGTTATTTGGGCGTTATCGATATCGGCATCCTGCGCCGTTATTGTGCCTGAGATTAGATCAAAGTTAACTCTTGGGTTATTAGATACCGCCCCCGTATTAAACCAAATTTGAATTAATGACACTTCTTTTCTTTTAATAAAGGCGCTGACTGTGTAAACCTCACCCGATTGAATAATTAACGCACCATTAAAGCTGCTTACTCTTGGGGCGGTTGTTGCTGTTAAGCTCGCTTCGACCAAATCCGCTGAATTAACATTATCTGGCGCTGTCGTTGCGTTCGCTGTTACCAAGGAATTATTTTTTGTCCATTCGGCCCGATCAAACTCCTCTGACCATAGGTTAGAATTTGTACTACCGCCCTCAATTAATACGCCAAGATTTTCACCTGTCGTTGAGCTGTATTCAATCCTTAGTGCTTCCGTGAATGATTTAATAACCCCTGTTGATGCTGTTTTGATGTACGGTAGCTCTATTGCGCTTTGTACTATTTGCGCCCTTGATATCAAGAAACCATCAACATCATTACCTGCCCATTGGTCATTTTCTCCCGATATGCCTGTCTCTGCGGCATGTATAATAAAATCACCAGCCGCGCTTGACGAAGTTGTACGACTGACTGAGCAACGCCACCAACCACCCCCAAGACTTTCAATTTTAGGGGAGCAATCCACGGTTGACGTAATAGTCCCGGAAAGGATATCAAAAATTGCATAATGGTCCCCCGCACCAAACGCACCGCTTAACGTGATTTGTGTGTACCTGTGGCCCGCATATTTAAAATCGACTGAATAGGTATAGGGTAAAAGGCCGATAGCATCAAACGGGTTTCTTATTGTATGAAATCGCGTATCACTAGTTGGAATAGCTTTGTAAGCTGTCAAATCACCGTTTACATTCTCAACCGGTACTTCGGTCGTTGATATAAATAATTTAATCCAATCACTATGCGCGATATTTTCAGAATGAGATATAAGATTCTCAGCATCCCCAACAAATTGAGTATCAAGAAAGTATTCCGCTTTATTGTTAACAATTCGTCTATTCATAAAAGTCGCTGAGCTAGGTCGAGCATAGGTGAACAAATCATCAAATAAAACAGGACTCCCATTTTGTGAATATTTTCCGCTATCAAAACTCATTGCGACTAATGGCGTTAATGATCTAGGCATTGTTGATTGAGGTTGGCCGATCAAATTGTTAGGGGCTACTGGCTCAGAAATCGCTATGTCTGTAGGGCTGTTTGGGGCCGCAGAGCTAGTGCTAACTATAGAGCTAACCGAATTCGGTGGCAATATATCATTGCTTGATAATGGTGTGTCAGTTGTTTTGGTATAAACTCCTGATAGAGTTGATTGCGCCAACTGAGCGCCCCAGATAAACATGCCCCCCGCATCGCCCGAGCTGTAATCAAAACTACCATCAAGACCTAATCGAACTTGAACCTCACCGCCCCCACTTGGTAAATTGTAAGTAATTGAGCATCGGTGCCACCCATCCCCAACATTTAAAATCGTTTGATTGTCAGCCGCAGCATGAGATCCCGGAATAAATGTTTCAAGCGTTAAATCGAAACCGCCTGACACAAAAGTTTCACCGTCCCCAATAACTAAGGATATTTGATCTCTTAGATTGGATTTAACATAAACCGAAAAGGTGTAAATACCGCCCTCAATCTCACCTAGAACTTGATAGGCATAGTGTGGATTTTGTGAAACGCCCCCACTTAATTCGTCGCCGGTCAAGTCGCCGTTAGGTGATATCACCTGATTAGCTGTTACTGAGGAAAAAGCTTTTGTCCAAAAAATATTGTTGTCCAACTCTTCCGAATAAAATAATAAGTTTTGAACCACGCTATTGACTACCGCATTAGGATTGGCTGCTCCAACCTCACTACCTACGGTCTTTGAAATAGGGTTGACCGCATCGGATTGGGCCGTTGTTGTTTTACTGTTTGGGATATCGGGAAAGGCAATCCCGCCGATCATGGCTTGTGTTGCTGTTGTTTTAACGTAATCCCCGGCCACTAAGCCTTTTTCTAATTGTGCGCCCCATAGGTAAAAACCATTTGGCGCTGCGTCAACATAGGCAAAATTATCCCTGACACCCATCGCGATTTTAATATTCCCTAATCCAACCCCGACGTTTTGGGTAATTGAGATCCTTCGCCACCCGTCGCTGAGTACCTCGATATCCCATGAATCCGGCGTTGTCGGTGTTAGTGAGGCTGCTATTGTTATTGAGTTTAAAATATCGTAACCGATTGAAACATCATTAACGCCGTCATCTATTGCTATTGATAGATGAAATCTTACATCAAGTCGAGCGTATATCGATAGCGTATAATCCCCACCCTCAAACATTACATTTTGAGTTAATAGTTTTTCTGCGGTAACAGTTGTGCCGCTTGGTATTAACTTATCGGCGGTTGTATTAACTCCATCAGGGGATAGGAAAGCATCAGTCTCGATATCTGCGTTTGTTTTAACCCATGCAGGTTGCTCGAATTGCTCTGACCATAAAAGCGCGTTTGTAACATCGCCACTAACAATAAAGTTTGGATTGCCCGCATCGATTTGGCCTTGTGTTGATTTTGCCGACGGATTAACGGCATCGCTTTGGCCTTGCGTTGTTTTGCTATTTGGGATTTCTGGATTTACGGGTGTTTCTGTATTGATAGCCATTATTTAGCCACTCCTTAATTTACGTTTAGTTGTAGGCCATCACCTAATTGATCGTTAATCTGACCCATTAGGCCGCGAACTTGATCGGTTGAGAGTAAACCTTCTCCAAGTATATTAACAGAAATTGCTTGCGGTTGTTGTGCTGCCGCTGGCTGTCCAGTCGACCCGCCCGGCACTGTCCCGCCTGTTGGTACGGATGGTAAGCTGGCACTAGGGGACGATGAACTACTTCCCGAACTTCTTATACCTGCGATCATTGATCCTGTATTGGCAATACTTGCCGCAGTATAAGCCGCTGCCACAATTGGCGCCCACGGGGTGCCGGTACTCATGCCCGCCTGCCAAGCATCAACCGCCGCCTGTTTTCCTTTGATTAAAGCCTGAGCGATAGCAACTGTTTTCATAAGCCCTTGAACCTTTTTAGAATTCTTAGCTAAAGCTTGAAAACCTGCCTGCACCGCGTTTAAAGTGATTGCTCTTTTTGCATCCTCTTCCGCTTGCTTGATTTCAACCAGTGCCGCTGATTGCTCCGCTGTCAATTCCTTATTCGCCGCTAAGTGAGCGGTCAACGCCTCTCTTTCGCGCGCAAGGTGGACCAACTCCATTTCTTCTTGTGATGCGAATCTTAAACTCATAGCTTCAAGCAAGCCAATTGTTTCAGCTTCGTATATTTCAACCTGTGAGGTCCCTATACCCTCATCCTCTTCTCTGGCATCTTCCGCTTTCGCAGTTAATGCCGCCCTTGCTGCTGCTACCCGCTCATATTCGACAATAGCCTCATCAGCAAATTGTTTTATTTGCTCGCTTGGCAGCCCTTCCATTGCTAACTCGTGAAGCTCGGCGTTGGTATCAGATACCATTTCTCGCATACCTTCTCCAACCTCATTAATACTTCTTACAAAGGCTGTACTTCCGACCTCTGGGATTTCCGATATTCCGGTATCAAATATTTCATTAATGCTACTGATCGCTCTGTTAGCAATCCCGACTAAACCATCAATAGCGCCCGCAATCGTATTGACAACCCCCTCGAATACACTCACCACTAAAGCAGAATAGCCAATAGCCGCAGCTTCTAGGACTTTAAATATAACTTTTATTCCGTGGAGGCCATCTGCGAATATTCCTACTACAGTAATAACGCCGTCAATACCGTCTTTAATAAACTGACTTGCTCCACCTGACTCCTTAGCCATATCAACAAAGCCGTCGGCAACGGCTGCGACAAGGGGCGCTAGCTCAACTGTTAACTGTTTGGCCATTGAGTCAATTATACCGCTTGTTTTTTGGAGTGATTCGGTTGCCAATTCAGCTTTAGCTACATCGACATTTGATAAGCCTATTCCTAAAGATTTGGCTTCTTTAGTTAGCGCGTTGAATGCTTTGCCATTGTCTTTAAATAGAGGGGTTAATCTTGTTGAATCACTTGCGAGCGCTTCCATAAAAAAAGCCATTTCGTTCTGTGAGACTCCGGCTTTTTCTAAAGAGCTAACATACAGACCTAGCGATTCTTGGCCGGATAGACCTTTAAACGCTTCCGCAGTTATCCCCACCTTTGGCGCTATCTTCTCAAAGAAGTCAACCATTGGACCGCCACCAGTGATAAGGAAATCACCTATTCGATCACTGGTGTCTTTTAAAATATCCCCATATTTTTCCTGAGATATTCCGAATTCCTCAGCAGCGAATGCCCCGCGCTGGAAAGCCTTAACGGTTGTGTTAGCCGCTTCGGCAACATTTTTTAACTCTCGGATGGATGTCAGATTTGATTTGACTATTGCGGCGGTTACTACAGTAGTTGCTGCGGCTGCGGCAACGGCCCACTTACCCCACTTATTAGAGCTTTCCCTTAACTTCTTACCTGATAGCTTTAAAGCTTCGCCGGTAGCTTTTAGGCCGTCTTTAACGCCTTGTACGTCCGCTGTGATTTCTACGCTTAAAGCCCCAACTATCGTGGTAGCCATAATTTAACCCCTATAAAACTTTGATGCCTTGCGATTCAAGAGCGTCTTGACGATCAGACATTTTTTTATAATCGTCCTCATGGATATTGCCGATCATCTTGGAGCGTTTGGATTCGTGAACTATCTCTAATTCTGCAATAGTCATTTGCCAATACTCGCTAGGTGCTACTCCATAATGGCCGACTATTGCTTGGTATACGCTATCCCAAGGATAACGACTTATTTCTTTTTCTTGCGTTTCGTTGTCTTTTTTTTTGCTACGACTTTGAATTGAGGTAGCAACATTGGGGTTATTTCCTGAATGACTTTATATAAATCATCTTTATCAATATTGTCTGGATCTCCTAACCCTTCATAAACCTCTTCCCAAGAAACACCCGCGCCCGCTTCATCAAGTAAAGCCCATAAGAACTTTGATATTTTAACAATCGAGGCGCTGTCTTTATCCATTGAGATTAGTTTTAAAATATTAACCTCATCGTCGATACGCTCAATCAAGAGCATATTAACAATGATTTTATACTCTTCACCGTCCCAAGTAAGCTTGATTGGTTTGCGAATAGCCATTATGTACCCGCAACCCAAACAGGTTCGCCACTAGATTGTAATGAAGCATCCCAAGTCATGCCCGAATTTGAATCGCCAGAAATCGATAGGCTTGACAGCATGGCATCGAATGTTAGTGTCGAGGGAGTTGTCACGCCGTCCGGGAAAATCCAGACAACCTCGACCGCTTGACTTGCTCCGAAGTATAAGCCGACTAATTCAAGGTTTTTAAGCAACCCATTTAACCCCATTTCAAGAGATTTTAATCCAGCTTGTGCGGCACGTTCCGACCACCCGCTCGAATCATCATCAGTCGTATCTAATAATTCGTTATTAAATGATAAGTTTTTTGAAAGTTGTCCAACGAGTGAGCCGTCACCCGTTGTTACAAGAACATTCCGTCCTTCAATTGCGATACCTATAGCCATTTTTTAGTCCTCTGTTATTAAGCCGGTAATGGCTCGAATATAATTGTGAATCTTTGGATGCTTTGTCTTGTCTTTCCGTCTGGTTCGAGTGCTATTGTACTAAATGTTTGATGGATTGTCGAAATTCCGAAACTTAAAGTATCCGGCAATGCGTATCGGTGTAAAGCATCATAAATATCTGAGTTCAATAGTGCGACCTCTTGCGACCCTTTATACTGACTGAAACCTATAATCTGGACTGTTGAGATAAACCCTGTTTCAAAATCTGTATCATTATTGTTATTGGTTAAAGGATCAATTCTCACGTAGGGAAATACATTGTAATCTTGCGGAACGTGATCGAATACATCAACCGACAAGGTAGATGATAATCTCATGTAAACCGCTGTAAATATTTCGTTCATTTTCCGGCCTTTTTAACCTGTAACTCGATAGCTGTTTTCATGTTATCGACAAAGCTTTTTTCTTCACTTTCTTTTGCTGGCTCTAACCATGGTCTGTTTTTTTCTGTCTCAAGTATAGCACCGTAATCTAGGTTAGTTCCAACTAGGGCAATTTTAGACCCTTTTGTATGTGAGAATGTTACCGAGCGGATTAAGTCGCCATTATCGCTATTGGGAGCCTCTCCGGGCGCGCTTATTTCGTGAGTCTTGCCGTCTTTGGTTCTCGTGACAAATTTCCCGCCATGAGAAACCGTTTTAATATTTGTGATAGCTGTTTGATTAACTTTAATAGCGGTAATTCTGACCGCATCATCAACCGCCTTATCTAAATTCAAGGCAAAAGAATTTAGCGCCTTTTGTAATAATTCAGCACCTCTAACCTTTACCGCGCCCGTCACTGAGCCACACCCTTCTCGGCTGTTACTTTTAACCAGATATCAGACTCGGCAATATTCTCAATTGACCTAATTTGATAATCTTCACCGTTATAAATCATTTTCATTTTAGTATCTAACCCAGTGATAGGCTTTAAATGGACGTTAAACATTTGGTCCGTTATTAGCCGACCAGCCTGTATTTTTTCTTGAGCCTTCATTGGGAAAATAAAAACATCAACGCTCGCAAAATTGGACCATGCTAAAGCGTGGCCGCCTTGACCATCGCTTGTTTGTGATTCTTGCTCAAAAGTAACGGGCCTATTAAACGCCTTAAATGAAGCGTTCAGCATCTTATCAGCTAGGCTAATAAAGCTTTCTCTGGCAGCCATTAAGTTCGTACCAATTCATTTGTATCAACCAAGAAAGGGGCTAGCCATCGATTAACCTTGTCTAATCTTATTTTCGGGCTGCTTCCACCTTTAAAGTATGATACTTCTAATACGTCTAGCTTTTCGCGTTGTACATTTTGAACACTTGAATTGATTAATAACTCTTGGGTGCTAAGTTCAAAAGCTGCCTCAATCTGAGCATTTTTAATCTCTCTTGGCACCTCGTCCGAAGCAATGGAACGGTCGTTAGCCCAAACGCCTACACGAGGAAATGAAAATAATTGCTCTGCGCCATCAGTTCGATTACCCGCGTAACTCTGAGTTTCGAGATAATCCATTGCTTTAATAATTAAAGGCTCTCTAGCTTCCGGCGTTAATGGGTAATCAATCAAGCGGCTATCGGCATAATCCGTAAATTCGGCATCCGTTACATAGCTATTCGCATTCGCCACAATTGTTCCATCTTCAATTATTAAAGCCATTTCAAGCCCTCAATTATATAATTAATATTCTGTCGTAAAACCTAGCGGGTTAGCTGCAGTTACTGGTATTAATGTTCCGCATAAAGTGAATAATTACCGCTGATAGGTATATTGCAAAACTTTGTTACCCCGTCCTCTGTAAGTGCGGGAAAGTCTGGGTTTAATACCGATATTACTTGGCCTTACCTGCTGCGACTAAAGCTTTCTTGACGGATTCCGCACATTTACCAGAAAACTTGCCAGTAAATTCACCATCTTTTGAAATAGCTTCAACCTCAACACCATAAATTCTTTTATAATCTTCTGCCGCTCCTACTGTATCAGCATCAAAAGTAATCTTGACTTGTTTGTCTTCTGTTGGTTTATTTTCTTCATTTGACATATTCTTACCCTCTGATTAAATAAAATGGGCCTAGCGATAAGCCAGACCCATGTAGCAATTAAAACTAGTTATTGATAGAAGTAAGTCGAGCTACGCCTTTACGGTTGAAGTTCACGAAGTTACTGTAAGACTTAACTCGTACAATTTCCTCATCCTTGGTTTCAGACTCGCCAACCATACTAACATCAAAACCAACTGGTGCGCCTTCTGGATGAATCATAGATACGCCGACTTTGTTAGAGCCATCATCCCAACAACCAGCATAAACAGAAGTTAACGCGCCGGTCGTCAGAGCCGCGCCGTTTGCCGTTTCAGTTGTCGATAAGTAGTCATTTTGAAACATTGGAATATTGTTATACACATCAACATTTCTACTTCGACCGTTACCCATATCGAAAGCTACAGTTTCATTAATCCCACCTAGTGCGCGAACTAATGTGCGGTAAGCGCGGAGAGTTCGAGCGGGGAGCATCAACCAATCGACTTGACCATCTTTCGCTTTAACTAGATCAAGAACCTCATCAAGCAATTCAAAGCTTAAAGCCTGACCAGCACTTGCCGCTGTATATTGACCCGCATCAACTAAAGTGTGCAAAGAGTGCAATTCTGGGGAAATACCCGTACCAGTAGCCATACCAGCTTGTAGTAATCGACCGACTGATTTAGCTTTTGAGCTAATTTCAACGGCTAATTGGTCAACGCCTGCGCTAGATGATTGAACTTTTACCAATCCATTCATTTCAGCATCACCGACTGTGGTAACTGCTGTAAATGGTACTTGGGTAAAAGTTGCGGCTGCTTTGGCTGTAATTGTTCCACCAATCGCTAAATGCTGAGCATCACCAAGAGCATTTTCACGGTTAACTAAAATAGCTTGACCAGTGTATGAATTCCAAGGCATTACTTGCCAGATAGGGTTAGTAGTAATAACATCGGCCACAACTCCGGCGACGATCTCGTTATTGATAAGTTTTTGCGCTTCCGCGAGTGTTTGTGTAGTCATTTTTTGTACCTCAAAAGTTTATATTCAAGGCACAAAACGCGCCAAGATTTATAATTAAATCCTAGCGCCGCTAGTATGTATTTTTTGGCCCCACTGAGGCCTTACTGAATTATAGCTTAAAACTATTAAAAAGACTAGCCGCCAGCTCTTAGCTTAGAAAGCCCCGAATGTATTTGAGATAAACCTGTGTTATTTGATTTAGCGACATTGTTTTGACCATCACCACCACCACCACGACCGCCGGTTGATTGAATCTTGAATATCTCAGGCATACCCGAAACAAATTCATCGACCGTTAAATTACCATTCTCACCTGCGACAATTAAATCACCTTCTTTGGCAATAACCGACCCGTTATCAATAGAGAATTTAGCCTTAACTTGGGCCATTACTGCCTCGTGGGCATCAGGTGAGATTTTATGTTTAGTAAACGCATGATTGGCCGCGCCCTCAATCTCGTACTTGCTGACAACTGAATTGTAATTGTCGCTAGTGTTATTAACTGAGTCGGTTAATGTGGCAATCTTAGCCTCATAATTCGATACTATTGCCTTGGTTCGAGACTCTATAAGTCCGTCGAAGTCCTTTTTATTGATAAACTCAGCGTCTAATAATTTACGCTTATTAGCTTGAAGCTCTCTAATTTCATCCATATCAATATCTTTATACTGTTCTTGGTTTTTCATTAGAGTTATATTGCTGGCTCTAAATTCATCGACTTTTGATTTGTCGACCATTCCTTCAACCTCTAGCTGATAACCATCGTCAACCTGTTTGTAAAAGGTTTGTTCGACCTCGTTTAAGCCGTCAAAAGCTGTTTGATCTAACTTAGATTTTAACATTATTTAATCCTCTGGATTAGTTATTGATAGTTCATGCGTTGATTCTAGCTCGGCTAGGCTCATAGGCGCATTTGCCCGTTCTTTAAATTGAGTGACCGATAGGTCGCCTTTTTCAAATAAATCCGCATCTTTTTTTCCTAATGCTTCATTAGTGAATTCTTTTGACTGCGCCTTTAAAAACTGCCTGTATGTGGTCATAAACTCCCCTTAGTCTTAGGATCATCAAATAATATAGGTGCTGTCGTACTTCTGCAATTTGGATGCGCTGGTGGCAATCTCCCTCTACCTACTCGGTAAATGTTACCATCTAAGCTTTGGCAAATATCGCTGGTTCTAGTATCTAAAGTTGATACCCATTCGTAGTGGGAGATAATATCCATGTTATCTTGGTATAGCTTATCTTTGGCAACCGCTGCCACGTGATTAATCGACGTTCTGACCATTCGCGAGGCGCTAGTGCTTGAGATATTCATAGTGCCGTCTTTAAACTTTGCGCTTGCCGTCCCTATCACATCCTTAACAATTTGAGGTGTCGTTTTACCCTCAAAGAAACCCATTGATACCGCGCCTCTAATTAGCTTTGCTTGCTGCTTACTGAAATCATTTAGCGTGTCTCTAAGTAGTCGATTGTTAAATGGTCGTGAATTGACGGCTGCTTTCAACCTAGATAAGGCGGGGGTCGGGGCGTCAAAATCATTACCTAACGCCTTCATTCCAAAATTGGCCTCGCTTACCGCAAACAAATCTAACTGCTCACTTAGTTGGTCGGTAAACCCTCGAAAATGAAAGGCAACCATTGCCTCAATGTCTTTAAGCTTTCTATTGATAATCGCTTGACTTCTAACCGTGGTTGTTTTTAATAGCTCCGCCCGCAAATCCCGCCTTACCCTTTCAAGGAATGGCAAAAATTTATTGAATTGGCCAGTCTTATACCGCTCGACAAAATGGCCGTGACGAGTATATATATCTATTACATTAGGCATTGTTTACGTTTGTTTCTTATCCGTTAAAATCATCTTCTTGGGCTTCGTTATCCTCGAAATCATTGCCGCCTTGGTCTATTCTGTTGGCCTCATCTTCTGGCGTGATACCTTTCGGCAATAATTCCCCTTTAAATAATAAGTGCAAGAAAGTATCCAAGCTCATGCCGCCAGATAAATAAGTTTGTAAATAAGCGCTTAATGCTTGAGGGTCAACTTTAACATCGATGAAATCTCGGTTAATGGCGAATGTGCTATTACCTGCAAAGTTGCCGCTCCACTCGTCCATGATTCCGAATAACTCATTAACCATTAAGTCCATAGCATTGGCAATGGTTGCTAAAGTAGCTGTTTCACTAGAAGCGTCAATTCTAGCTGTCTCGGCTGCTTTTACTCCGCCTTGGTCGCTTGTTAGCATCTTTGCGCCGATACTAGCCATCGTAGCAATATCACTGTCGATAACATCTTTAACGGCACCTAATCCGGCCCCTGTAAATTCAATTAACTCAGCCCTAGCGTCAGTATCCTCAACGTGGTTAAAACTTCCTGCACCTACTTTTATTTGTTTCTTTTTTCCATCCTCGTCACGCAACTCGCCAAATAAAAATAAAGTAGGGAGAGCGGTCCAGTGTAGCCCATGTCGCTGGTCAGTGGATAAAGTATATTGATTTTGATTGACATTAGCCAAATTCATTAACAACGGGTCGGACTGCTTAATACCTAACCCGTCAACTGTTGTAAAAACAAAAGGTAGCTCGGTCATAGCTTCACCTCGGTTGGTGGGGGTTATTGTTTCTATGATGCCCCACCCTGTTTTTGATTGTCTCCAAATATTCTGAATATAAAATCCATTTTCATCAAAAGTAAGCTCCAAATATTCAATTTTTACTTCTTCCTCAAACTTATCCTTATCACTTCTAACGGTGTAAGTTTGAGATAAAACAATATAATCATGGCTAAAATTGATTAGCGACTCTTTGGCATAGGTTTTAACTATAGCCCGATTTTCTTCATCATCCCACTCAACTAGCTGGCCGACACCGCCCGACAATAATAATTCTTTAATTGCGGCACTTACAAATAACTCTAAATTTTGCCCTTCGCCATCAATACTCTCCTCTGACCCTGCTAGTGATGTAGTGACCTCTGGGGCTTTTCTCATAATCGCACCTACTACCGCGCTAACGGTTGGCTTGACTGCGGGAACTAATGAACCTCGACTCAAATAGGCGCCATACTGAGACTTGGTTTGGCCGGTCAATCTTGGTAAATAAGTCTCGCCTTTAGCTTTAACGCTTATTTCACCACCAAAGAAGTCCCGTACCTTTTCAGATTTCTTAACCTCTTCATCATATCCTTTGTATTTTGTATTAACTGGCATAATTAAAACCCTGTAATATCTAACTCGTTAACTTTGCTTTGACTAACTAAACTTCTACTAGCCGCCATTATAAAACTATCTGCTTTATTTGGCGACTTAACGCCCCTGTCTTTTAAATCCGCTTTACTCTCAACTTTTACCCGTCCCGACTTATCGAAATCCTTAAACGGAGTTGATAACTCAGTCAATAAACCTTCAATGTTATTTATCTTACTGCTAATTGATATCAAATCACTGGATTGGTGTTTATGGTTGCCGTTTACCTTGTAATCATAAGTTTTTCTCAACCTGTCGGCAACTAACCACCACGCCTGCGCTTTTAAGTTACTGAAAAAATCCTTTTGCTTAATACCTTCATACTTTCTTATAGGTTTAATCACCTTGCCAGCCGCGTTAAATTTAGCATGGTTACGATAATCTAAATCATTTAATGTGCTTCCGGTGCCAGCGCCAACTCCAATACAATCATAAATAATCAAAGCATCATTCTTCTTTGCCATCATTCTAACATTTTTAGCCGACTTAGTTAATTCATCTTCTCCACCTTTCCATTCATCACAATAAAGGCAAACGGAACCATCCATTAGAGTTTTAGAGTTTAAATCATCCCCACTATCAGCTACATCATAGCCAACTATTTTTTGCCCAGTCATATCGCCATCATATTCAAGATGAAAATCAACCGCCGCATCTAGCCATTTCCTTTTGATAATCGTTTTTTCGCTATCACTTAATGGCTTTCCCAAATAGACGTGTTCATATCTGTCATAATCACTAGCCTTTAATTCATCGATAACTTCCATCATCGTTTCAGATAGAAATGGGTTGTCAGTGTAATTGATATGTCGAACAATGGTATTTTTAGGGGTGTTAACAATAAAGTACTGCCAAACAAAGTCAGTTACTAACCGACCGTTAAAGCTTAACCATATTTCCGAACCTTTTTTACGAATAGTCGGTTCTAAAATATCCCATTGGTCGCGGGTTAAGTTCTGAGCCTCTTCTACCCATAATACGTCTGCGCCCTCAAACGATTTGATTTCCTCGATATTTCTTTCAATACCATAGAATACAAACTCGCTACCATTTGAATGTTTAATAGTGGAAGCTTGGACATCGTAACCTTGAAATCCAAAGTTATCGATTTGGTTTTTAATTAAGGTGTAGACAGATTCTTTGATTTTGTTCTGAAATCGACGAACGCATAGAAAGCGTGTCCTATACTTCTGGCCTAGCTGGGACGCTCTACCGGCTAATTCCCATGACTTAGACGATGTACGCCCGCCATGTAATACTCTATTTCTAGCTTTGCGCAACTTGCCTTTATCGTCTAGCCAGAAATCTTTAAGCTTAGGGTTAAGAGTCGCCATTGAACGCTTCGTAATAATATTTACGCATTTGCCACCAACAAGAGTTATTTCGGTTACTCATCGTCTTGGTCGCTATACATATCTGAGAATTCTTTTGCTACCAATCCTAATTCGCCTGTTAGCTCAGTGCTTCTTAAATCGGGTAGGTATTTATTAAGTAGTTTGAACTGGTAGTCAGTTGTAGTCTTGAGCTTTTCAAGTGAGTTTTTAAAGGTTTTATCTTTGACATCGAGAATATTGATTTCCTCAATGTTTTTAGTTATTTGCTGTAAGTGACCCCCCGCCCTTAACTTCTCTCGGAGTTCGTCTTGCCTGAGGCCCCTTATTCTTGTCTTTGCTGATGCTGTCATTTGCGCCCCGCGCTGGTTTTTGACTCTCTGAGTCCTTAAATATTCTATCCCAATTACTGCTATATTGATTTACTGATACTTGTCTTGGCCTTCTATCGCTTCCCTTACTCATTAGCAAACTAACTTAGCCGCTGTTACCGGACAAGTCCAATGACCTATTAATGAATCTGCACCTACTGAGTCAATAACGACATTATAAGTCTTGCCGTCTATGATATCGGCATCAGGTGTTAATGTTGCCCTGTATAAACCATCACTGGCAGTTACATAAGGCATTGAGAATGAAGCAATCGCCTCACCGCCATTAGTATTATTAATCTCACCCGTCACAGTGGCATCATTAATGAAAGCCGATGTTATAGGATTAGTTAAAGTAATCTGCACATAAATAGAATTACCTGCTGCAAGAGTGAGAGTTGTCATTTATTTAGACTCTTGAATAACCGATTTTGGTTGAATAGTGTTAACCCCTTCTATTCGTTCGCCTTGCTTGCCTGTTTCAGCACATTTGGCCCAACCTAAATCGATAAAATATTGCCCGTCTTCATGGCTTCGGATATCGCCTAGGTAAAAAGTATCACCATTATGTGAAAAGCTTGGGTCTTCCATTACTTCAAATCGTTTGATAGTCATTAGCTGGCGTCCTGTATTTCGTGAGCAAAAGCACC